TAATTCATAATTCATACCTCTAGTATATTCATATGGATTAACCATATCAATAGTTTTAGCATAAATTTCAACATCTTGTTTACCAGTTGATAACTTTTTTTCAGATATCATACCTTTATTCTTTAAAATTTGTACAGTATCTTTAAAGTTATTACTTGAAGTGATGAAAGGTAAATTAATATCTCTACGAACTTCGTATAAGAATTTTTGCTGTGTTACTTCCCCAGCTACTACCTTGTTATATAATTCTTGTGTTGTCATGTATATAAATATTTATCGTCCTTGTCCTCTGTATTATTCAGTCAGTCCTTTGATTCTGTTATTTAAATCTTGTAATTTTTCGTTAATTCTAGTAATAGCTTCACGAGTACGGTTCAAATATGTCATACCTTCGTTACTTGCCTTTAATTCTGTACGCATTCTTTCAGTAAATGAAACAACTTTACTCATTTCATCAATTTTACGTCTCATTTCACGTACAGCCATGTGTAATTGTTGTGTAGGTGTACGAAATTGTGATTTTTTCTTAAATTGTGAATATCTTGCTTCTTTTAATATATCAGGTTTAATAAACTCTGAGCCATCTTCATCTGTGTACATATTAAACGCAGCTACTATTTGATCTTGTATATTTTCATCTCTTAAATCAGCAATAATATCTGCAAACCTTTCAGGGCCCAAATCATGAACTAATTTTATAAGTTTTCTTCTAGATACTCCTTTTTCTTCATTTACATTTTCATTAGTCTGAAATCTTTTGTAAGCATCAGGATAATTTTTTCTAATGTGTGTTCTGTATCTATTAAATTCTGCTTTAATTTTAGTAGCTATATCATCTACAACCTCATCATCAGTTTTTTGATCTAAAACTGTCATAGCTTTTCTTAATTCATCAAATTCTTTATATACGGAATCAAAAGCAGGCACATTTTCTACATCCCAAGAAATTGCACCTGTAACTGGGTTTATATCTTTTACAATATATTTAGTTCCTTTTTCAATTTGGACATCACCTACTTTAAAATTACCATCTGATTTTTTAGCTAACTCTGATACTGAAGCAGCATCTTGAGTATCCATATCATACCCAGTATTATCACCAGCCCATGCTTGTGAATCTGTAAAATCAGTAACAGGATTAAATTTTATTGCTTTTTTAGCTTTTTCAAATAGTTGTTTGTAATCTATAAATTTAGATTTTCTATTAGGAATAGATGGATTAGGTTTAGTGAATGGTTCACCTATTTCATCTTTTTTTTTAAACGCTTTAGGTGAAGCATATTGTGCTCCTGTACCGGATGCAAAAGAAGCACCAGTACCAGTAGTGCTCATTTCTTTATTTAATCCTTTTATTCTAAGCTTTTTCATACTACTTTTATTTCTCTAGAAAGTTCAAGATATTGTAGTAACGCAACTAAATGATCATCTTTTATTTTTCTAGACTCTAAAATAGGTTCAATAAGGTTTATAACTTCTTGGATTTTAATTTTAAGTGCAGGTTCAGTTATTTTATCTATATTTTCTTTTAATATAGTTGTTATACCCTCAAATTTAGAATTTAAAAATTCTTTAAGTTTTGGAGCATCTGTTGCACTATTTATGTATTCTTTTAATACTTCTTTTTGTTCTGTAGATAAACCATCAAATTTACTGTTGTATTTTTCAAGCATTATTTTATAAGTAAGCGCGCGTGTTCCTTTATCTAATTTCATTAAATCTTCAACTAATGGTGTTAAAGACATTTTAGTATCAGGGTTAGAAGTAATATGCTCTAAAATAGTGATTTTTGATGTAATAATAGATTCTGGGTTTGCAAATTTTCTATTATTGTGTGATTCTAAAAGAATATATGTTGATGCTAAAAGTTTATAGCTTTTAATTTTAGCTTGGAAGAAATCAACCATATCAAAGTTTTCTTTTATCTCTTTAATAAGGTTGTATTTCTCTTTTGACAATTGATCTCTATCTAATTTTCTAGATAAATCAAGTACTGTAGATAGTACTGATTCAGCTTTACCTTCTGATAGTGAGATTGAATTGTTTATTGTCTGGTATAATTGGTTTTCGTTAGCTAGCTCACTTTTAGTAAAATATTTTTTTACTAATGTGGCTGCTTTAGAATTACTGTTAGTCATAGTATCGGAAGTAATTTTCCTTACTAATAATTCAAACAGAATACCAGTATTCTTATACTTGTTGTGTTTTACTTTCATAAGTAGTGCGCTACTATCAATAAATATTAAAATTATTTAACTTCCTCGCGGATATTATCTTCATCCAATAAATTTTCTCCTTCGAATAAGTTAACTTTTTGTTTAAACATACCTTTTAACATTTTCTCATTTTGAGCAAATATTGACTTAGTATTTAAATTTTCTAAAGCCATCCCTGCATTAGATAATCCTGGTCTTTCTTCTTTTCCTGATTTAACTTTCATACCACTAGAACCAATAGGATCTTTACCTAAATTACTATCTTGTGAACCATAATCAGATACAGAATCAGCAGGTCTTCCCTGATCTAATGCTTGTTCTGGGTATTCAGGATCGTTTACACTATATCCTGTAGGAACACCTTTACTTCCTGGGTATCTTCCAGCGCCATATAAAGAGGCTAATGAATGTGGTGTACCATATGCTTCACCTGATTCAGCAGGATCATTTCCTTCTGTTTCAATTTGTGCTTCTCTAAATTTACGTTTTTGATCCTCAATAATTAAATCTCTATATTCTTGATATTGATCTTCACTAAAGTGGAAAATATTATCATATATCCAATCTGTAGGCATTAATTTAGTATCCATCATTTGTTGAGCTAAATCAACTTTTTCTTTTAATAATGCTGTTCTTTCTTGATCGTATATAATAGATGGTGTAGTTAATGATAATTCAAAATTTGTTAATGCAGAATCATCATATCCTTGTGCATATAAATGAACTAATGCTATTTTAGTTAATTCAGATATTAATATTTTTTGTATTCTTTCTACTGTTCTAGCAAATCTAATATCTTCAGCAGCTAGTGTTGCTTTACCCTCTAAATCAGCTTCATATCCTAAATAAGCTTTTGGAACTTTTAAAGCAGAGAATAATTTATCTCTTAAATAAGTTACATCTTCAATAGCGGCATAATCTAAACCTTTTGTAGTTTCAATACGTGTAGTTTGATCACCACCTCTTACAGGAATATAAAAGTCCTCTAAGATGTTTTGCATATTGAATTTAAGGTTATAATCACCAGTATTTGGATCAACATAAGGAGTTTTCTTCATTTTGTTGATCATTCTTTGCATATAAGTCTCTACTTCATTTGGTGGTATATTTCCAACATTTACAAAGAAAGTTCTTTTTTCTGGTGCTCTAACTATTCTATGGATTAACATTGCATCTTCCATTAATGTCATTTGTTTCCAAATTTTTCTACCTGGTTCAAGGTATGATCTACCATAAGGTAAATAGTTAAAATCAGATAATAATCTAAAATGTGCCATTTCATAATTATCAAAAATTACTTCTTCACCAGTATTAACACCTACTCCAGGTGAAATTTGTTGAAATCCTAATGGGTTTTCAGATACTGAATAACTTGGGTCATATTTAAATCTAACATCTGATGGATTAGCAGGGTCAGCACCTTCTATTCTCATAATAGTATAAGAAGAAAAAGGTATTACATTAAACACTCCAAATTTTTCAGATATTTCTAATTTTAAATAAAAATCTCCATATTTTAACATATTTCTTGCCCATGACCATAAATTAAATTCTATATTTAATACATCATAAAATAGATTATATAATATTTTTTGTATTGTTTCATCAGCTGAACGAATTTGTAGTACTTCGCCCATATCATTTCTTAAACAAGATTCATCAGATACTATATCTAATGCAGAAGCAACAATAGAATCAGTATCCATTGCCTCATAGTCTGTATATAATTGAATTCTAGTAGAAGGAAAATTAGCTTGCTGCATTGTATTATAATTCAGCCCTCCTGTAGTGCTATACAATTTATTAAATCTATCGTATAGTGAGTTTGTTTGTAGTTGTCCTAAAGATTGGATTTGATTAGAATCCATTACTTTAAGTTGGTTTCCTCCAACGTTTCTTATTACTACATCAGTAGAGAATAATCTTCTTAGTCTACCAAATAATGAAGTGTCTGCCATCGCGTATAGTATATATAATAAATATTAACCCAATAACCAAGAGATATCTTCTTTATCTCCGTATGGGTTTTCCATTTCATATGGATTTTTAGTTGGTGTTCCACCACTATAAATTACTGGTGCTTGATAATTTGTTGAATGTATTCCTCCTAATGCTGCTCTTGCCATATCTACACCTTGTTGTCTAAAATGTAAAGCAGTGTCTCTTAAAAACATTCCTATTCCTAATGCCATAGTTAAATCATCGTTATAACCTGATAATGCTTGTGCTTTACCATTTTTCCACACAAACGTTCTTAACTCTTCTAATAATCTTTTAGAACGAAGAGTAACAGATTTCTCATGAAGATACGAAACCATTTTGGAGACTACAAGTGGTCTTGTCTTCATTGATGTAGTAAATCCAGGAACCATACCTTGGCTATTTTCATATCTAGATAAGTATTGGTCTGCATTAGTCATTGATACATCCATTTTAGGAGAGTAATATAAATTTCTATATCCTCTATCTATTAATTGTTGTATTACAGCCCAACCAATATTTGCATTTTCTACTACAAGTAAAGCATCATTATATTCAGTAGCCATAGCAAATAATAAATTACCATAGTCTTTTGTTGGTACTTGTGCTTTAAATTCTGCTACTTGGGTTGCTTCTTCTATATCAAATATATG